GTCTCACACCAAAAAGTCAAGACCGCATATTTCGATCTGAAATCACGCACACTAGTCTGTCCTGTCTGGAAAGATATGGATGGCAACCTTTATGATCTTCTCATGGGTCACGAAGTCGGTCATGCGTTGAATACGCCAGCGCAAGGCTGGCACTCTGCTCTTCATGATGAAAATGGCAAACCACTCGGCAAGTTCAAGGATTTCTTGAATGTCGTCGAGGATGCACGCATTGAGAAACTTATCAAGCGCAAGTTTCCTGGACTTTCGAAGTCATTTGCTGCTGCGTACAAAAACTTGTACGACAAAGATTTTTTTGGCATCAAGAACATAAATGTCAAGAAAATGAATCTGATCGATCGAATCAACATTCGCTACAAGTTGGGTGCGCATATCCCTGTTGCATTCAATGATGATGAGCGACAATTTCTTGTTGATATCGACAATGCTGAAACATGGGATGATGTTGTTGATGTTGCACGTCGAATTTTTGCATACACTAAGCAACAAAAAGAGGAGCAGCAAGAAAATCAGATCAACAATATGAATGATCTGCGAGAAGAAATTGAAAATCAGCGAGAGAAAGATTCCTCTGAATTCGATGACTTCGAAGAAGAAGAAGACTCTGATGAAGAATCTGATCTTGATGAAGAATCAGACGATTTCGACAGCGACGATTCTGAAACTAAAAACAATGGTGAAAACGATGATGAATCAGAAAATGGTTCACAGAGTGGTTCGAACGATGATGAAACCTCAGACGATGATGAAACCTTAGAAGAAGAGGATGATGATCCTGAATCAGTCACTGATCGAAGTTTTCGTGAGCGCGAACAAGAATTGATCAATGCCACTGGCGAAGTATACATGCTCGAGTTGCCTGAAGCCAATCTTTCGAAGATTATTCTGCAAAATAATATTGTAATGAATGATCTTGAAATGTGGATAAAAACACAGATCAGCGACAAAGATCGATATTATGGTCACCATGGTATCTCGTATAAGACTGTTGCTGAAAAGTGCGTGCGCAAGTTTAACAAAAACAATAAAAAATTCATCGTGCATATTCTCAAAGAGTTTGAGATGCGAAAGAAAGCATCAGATTATGCTCGGACTCAGACCGCCAAGACTGGTGAACTGAATATGAATGTGTTGCACAAGTATCGTTTCAGCAATGATCTCTTCAAAAAGATTTCAGTGATTCCAAAGGGCAAGAGTCACGGCATGATCATGTACGTTGACATGTCTGGTTCGATGTCTGATATTCTGCGCAATACAATTGAGCAATGTCTCGTACTTGTTTCGTTCTGCCGTCTTGCGAAGATTCCGTTTGATGTATATGGATTTACCAATGATACATATAAATCCACTGGTCCGCAAGCATATCACAGCAAAGAAAAGTTTACTAATTCGACAGTGAATGAAGGTCATTATGGTTCGATTGATTCAGCTGATTTTCACCTCAAACACTTGATCGGTTCAACTTTGTCGTCTGTGGACTATCGTCGTTCGTTCAGCAATCTTTGCATTGTTATGAATGAATATATGCGTGGACATCGTAATGATGAAAGTTGTGATAGGGATTATGGATCATTCGATTTCAATTGGGAACATTCTGGTTTTGGTTTGAATGGAACTCCATTTCAACACACTCTACTTGCCTCTCGTGAGATGATCAAGAATTTTCGTGCTAAGTATAAGTTAGATGTTGTAAATGTTATCTATCTGACTGATGGTGAGGGTAACGAAGGTATTTTATTGCCTTGGTCTCGCAATGCTAGTATTTACTTGGTTGACAAAAAGTCCAGAAAAAAGATTCTTGTAGATGGAAATCTTCAGGCTTGTGTAACTCAATTGGTTCGTGATGTGACTGGATGCAAACATCTTGGTTTCTATCTCGCAACCAAACATGATGTTGGTCGTGTAATAAATGGTCTTGAGTATTCTAAATCAATTGATCATATAAAAGGTCGTGAATTGCGAAAACAATTTCGCGAAGGTAAATTTATTGCTATAAGTAATCTTGGGTATGACAAATACTTTTATATTCAGTCTGCAACAATTGCGATCACCGAAGATAAAATTCAAATCAATAGTACAATGACCAAAAGTAAGATGGCAAATGAATTCTCCAGATCTGTAAGCAGCAAGAAAACTAGTCGTGCTCTTGTGACGCAGTTTGCCGAGGAAATCTCAGCTGGTTTGAAGGCTGTTGCGTAAGTTATTGATTCTTATAGAATTTTTACCCTTGCTTTTCATCTGAATTTCAGCGATAATGGTTGTATGATGAAATTTCCTACTGATCTTGAAACGGTGGCGTTGCTTCAGTTTACTGAAAACGCTGGTATCTATCGCAGTGAAACTCCTAATGGTGCGTTCGCTGTTGAAATTGAGGGTGATGAACTTCGTTTTATCCCCTATGGTGGTGACTCAAATGAGACTGAAAAGTTTCGTTTGGTTCCAGTTTAATTTTGTAATGTAATAGTGAGTGATACAGAAATGAGAAAACCAAACTATTCTCTGGACGATCAGATGCGTTTGCTTGAAAAGTTGCATGCGCATTTCGACAAAGACAATATTTCTCTCAAGGAACTGAATGAGTTTCTCGAAAAGAATAGAGTGAAACATTTTCCATACTTTATTCTTCGTGAGCGCAAGGTTGCACGAAATACATTCAATATTGTTCCGAAGAGTAATGTAACTCCTCGCATTGTCCCGCAGCAATCTGTTTCTGCGGTTGCGATGGCTCCTGTTGCGCAGGTCATCAATCTCGCATCTCGTCGAGCACAAAACGTCACTGAATCGTTTGTGCCGCAAAAGAGCAGCACCTATGTTCCGTTCGGATTTTATACTGATCTGAAGAACATCATTAATTCTAAAATCTTCTATCCGATTTACATTACTGGTCTTTCTGGTAATGGCAAGACGATGATGATCGAGCAGGTTTGTTCTGCGCTCAAGCGTGAGTTGGTTCGTGTAAATATCACCAAGCGCACTGATGAGTCTGATCTAATTGGTTCATATGAATTGATTGATGGCAGCACTGTTCGCCGCGAAGGTCCTGTGCTGACTGCGATGCGTCGTGGTGCTGTGCTTTTGCTTGATGAGTGTGATCTTGGCACCGAGGATATTCTGTGCTTGCAGCCAATCCTCGAAGGCAAGCCATACTTTGACAAAAAGACTGGTGAGGTTGTGCATCCTGCGAGTGGCTTTACGGTGCTTGCGACTGCAAACACAAAGGGCAAGGGCAGCGAGGATGGTCGATTTATTGGCACCAATGTGCTGAATGAAGCATTTCTCGAGCGTTTCGCTGTGACTGTTGAGCAGGATTATCCTTCTGCTGCGATCGAGCGCAAGATTCTTGAAAAGAATTTTGCTGAACTTGGAATCAATGATGATGTATTCATTGAAAGATTAATCACATGGGCTGATGTAATTCGCAAGTCTTTTGCTGATGGTGCGGTTGATGAGATTATTTCGACTCGTCGCCTTGTGCATATTAGTAAGGCATTCTCTATTTTCGGCAATCGTCTGAAGGCAATTGAGATGTGTCTGAATCGATTCGACACGGATACCAAGACATCGTTCTTAGATCTGTATACAAAAGTTGATGCGGAAGCAACTGCTCCTCCGAAAGATGATTTTCAAGTAGAAACGACCAATGATCCGAAAAACGGCAATCTTATCGTTCGCGTGATTAAAAATCATAAAGTGAAAGAAATGACTCTGACTCCAATGGATATGGTAGAGCATCAGGGTTCAGGATTGACAGAGCAGCAAGTCATCGATCGAGTTGCCAAGACTCTTGCGATTGTGCTTGATGATGAAAATCCGTCAGATGTAATACTCTGATGAATGCAAACTTTTGGGAAACCAAAAGTTTACTATTGCCATTTGTTAGTATATAATAAATGGTATGTTACAAGGCAAGCCCCAATCTTGTAATATTATTGAAGGGGTATTTTGTGAAGGTATATTATATGTCAACTGCACTTAACTCGTTTGTCAGCTATTTGTCTGACGGCAACAGTGTAACTAGCCGACAGGTTCGTTCATTGTTCAAGGTCGACAACGCTGCTGACCTCGCTTATCGTGCGCGCAATGAGGGTATCTCTGTATACACCAATCGCGTGACGAACTCGCGTGGTGAGAAGGTGTTTGCGTATCGCCTTGGCAATCCTTCGACTGCTTTCGAAAATTATTTCGATCGTGGTCAGATTGCTCGCGCTCGCAAGACCCTCTATCGTAATGCAATCAGTGTTTCGATGAACGCCTAATATTGGCGAAACAAACCGTTCTGGTTCTTGTGGGGGCAGTTCTTGCCCCCACATTTTCATTTGCAACTTGACATTGTGTATTGCTCGATATATAATATCATGAACGGGAGAAATCATGATCAAAAAAATTATAGCAAAATCAAAAGTTGACAGTGAGCATTTACTTGGTCAATTTTTAGATGAATCTCATTTTGATACCATTATCAATGAAGACTCAGATTGTTATTTCCAAAGCGAAAACGAAAATAATATTGCATTCAAGTTTCGCAAAAACTATTTCAGCAAAAAACAGCAAGATGCCGCTTATGCAGGATTGCGTGAAGCCGCTACACAAACACAGAACCGTGGTCTTGCTGCTGGACCAAAAGGTGAGAAGTGTGGTGGTCGCGAATGGGTAACTGAATTTCAATTGCGTGCTATTGACTATCTCAAAAAGCAAGCAGAGAACTCTGTTATTCAAGTCAATGTAAAAGAAGAAATTGAATCATTGCGTGCAATATATGGGAATGAAGAAACCTCTCGTGGTCTTGTTTGGCTAAGTGCAAAAGTCAAAGAGGATGGGTTTAACTTTGAGAAGTGGCTTAAAAAAGTTGTAAAACTCTCAATCAAAGAACGTAAAGATGAAGCGCATGGAGTAGAGGAAACTTATATCTCAGATACGACATATGCAAACGTAGTGTTCTCTGGTATTGCTGGTTGGTTCGATCGATATCCTCGTATTCCGTATGGTCGTGCAACATCATACACACAGAACTCTTACGATAAGTTTCAATTGTCGTTTCCATTTCTACAAACGCTTGATCGTGGTTTTAAAGAACTTCTTCCAATTCGTCATGCTGCGCAGCGTGAAGCCGCAGATAAAATTGATCCAGCATTCCTTGTTCCACAAACTGTCTTTACCACAATTACAGTAAACAAAACCTTTCGTACAGCAGCACATCGCGATGCTGGTGACTTCTCGAATGGTTTGAGCAATCTTCTGGTATTATCAAACAATGGTAATTTTACAGGTGGTTATTTGATTCTTCCAGAAGTTCGTATTGCTGTGAATGTACGTCCAGGTGATCTGTTGTTAGTAAATAATCATGAGTACATTCACGGCAATACACCTATTGTACTACAAGATGATATTGCTGAACGAATTAGTTTAGTTTGCTATTTGCGTGAAAAGATGTTAGAATTAGGAAGTAAAGAGTATGAAGATCATCGATTTAATTATGTTGAGTCACGTCGAAAGAACAAAGAACATAAACTCCAACGACGTCTTTGGAACGGTATTTCCGAAGGAATGTGGGAAGAAAAAGAATGGTATGACTATTTGGAGAAAAATGGTGGAAAAGAAATGGTTCAAAAATACCATCCGAAAGCATACGAAGTCATTTCAACTTTAGAGGATTTATTTGCTTGATATGTGCTCAGTCATTGGTGTTTATCTTGAACAACCTGGATCAAAAGATCTAGAAACTGTTGAGAAAGTATTTCACGAATCGAGTATTCGTGGCTTACATGCAACTGGTGCTTCGTGGGTGTATGAAAACCGCATTCATACACTGATTTCTGCAACTCCAGCAGGAAAGTTTATTGAAGCACATCCATTAGAAAAAATGATTAATGAAGATGGTAATCTATATCTCATTGGTCATTGTCGCTATTCAACCTCTGATCTTAACTACAATCAGCCACTGTGGGATGAAGGTCTTGCAATTGTACATAATGGTGTCGTAAGTCAAGAGATGCCAGAAAAGTGGAAAGATCTTTATGGCTATGACTGCAAAACTCGTAACGATTCAGAGTTGATTCTTCATACACTCAAAGCAAATAAATCTCCACTTGAAGAATTTAAAGACTCTTCAATGGCAGTGATTGAATTGTACAAAGAAAAGACACTTCGTTTTTATCGCAATGGCAAGCGCCCAATATACTTTACTTCTTTGATCAATGGCGTTATAATTACATCAACGAAAGATATTGCTTCTCGTGCAGGTCTTTCGCATTCAACTGAATCGATGATGAACCAGTATGTAACTCTTTCGAATAGTACACTTCATATGAAAGCGATTCAAATTGAAAATGCCAAGGACTTACAGCATGTACAATAAAGAAACATTTACATATGGTTCTGAGATTGAATGGGGCGATATCGATCGCCGTATGAGTATTCCTTTGACTCTCGGTAAATGGGAATACGCTGAAACTGACATTGTAAATCTTCGTCCACCGTTTGAGTTTCGTGCATGCGATCCACTCGGCAAAGAGCCATGGATGGGTGGCGAGATTAATATGATGCCAACAAAGACTTGGCAGGAGCAAATTGATCGCGTGATGAGACTGTATGAGATGTTTATTGAATATGGTAATCAACCAACAACATCTTGCGTCAATCACGGTCACATACATGTATTTGTTCCAGGATTGAAAGATGATGTTGAGAGTCTCAAAAGATTGATCTCGTATATCAAAGTCAATCAACAAGATACAATTGATGCGTGTTATGGTTTTTATGATCATCCTGAAATGAAGTCGTGCCATAATGCAAAAATGTATTTGAAATACGATGGCGGTCGACCGATGCCAGATTATATGTGCGATAACATTATCAATCTTACGACTGACTTCAATCATTTTATCAAACTGCACGCTGCTGGAAAGGATGGTGTATCAATGGGTCGACCATTTAGATACGCAATCAACACATATTGTATGAAACATACTGGTACGATTGAGTTTCGTTGTTTTCGCTCAACTATTCATCGTGATGAACTTGAGTCTCAGTTTCGATTTGTTGAGAAATTCATTGATGCTGCATTGAATGGCGGTCCATCAGTGAAAGAAATTCTTGCTGCAGAGAATTATAAATTTCCTGCATTCGTTTGGAATATAAACGAATATCTTGGTTGGATTCAGACTAAGTATCCAAAAGAACGTGGTGAGAAGAAACGTGAGTTCCATGACGCTGCGTGAAACTACTCGCGAAGAATTTATTAGGCATATAAGCAAAGACAAAGCAGATTCTTTTGCGAAGACTTTTGTCGCAAAAGCAGATATGCAAAAACAATGGCACTATTGTATTGGATGTTGGGAGGCGGCGGATAAGGAACTGGCAGGCGCGATCATCACATCTCGCTCTAAGAAATCCCCATATGTTTTCAATCTGCAGTTATTACATACATTTGCTAAACATCGTCGCAAAGGTGTTGCAAGATTACTTACACAAGATTCTCTTGATCGCGTACAAGGTCTTGGCACCAGTTACTATCGTGTTTCAGCAGAGCCAGGAGCAGTTGCATTCTATGAGTCGATGGGCTTTCGATTCTTGGGAAAACAGAAAAGTGGATGCTCGCTGAGCATGTTCAAGATCAATGGCAACAATTTTGCTGATGGGATATATGATTTCTCAGATCCAATCATTACAAAAGCCATAACTCGCAAAGGTAAAGGTGGGTGTGTAATAGTTTATGCACCTAACGAAATTCGTGAGATTTTTATTTAAAATTGTCATTTACTCTTGTCATTGATTGATGTATAATATCTGTGTTGCGCAATATGATGAATATGATGCAACGAATATAGCATAATGTTATTTGCTGAAGAGGTAAAAAAAAATGTTAACATCGAAGAAGTGTTATGTGTATGGATACCGCAATATCGTAAGCGGAATGATGAATATTGGCTATAAGTCATCAAAGACTGATAAACCAGATTATATTTCATCAATCAGTAATCCTCAGTTTTGGGACGATTACTATAAAGGAGGAGTAGAACAGTTTTTATTGTTCGAAGGCGATGCTTTTCAAGATGATCTTGCTCAGACGATTGAGTGGTTTGGTCTTCATTATGGCATGTCTTGGAATAAGAAAAAATTCTACAATAAATCAAACAATGCTCATTGTGTTGATGAATCACTGCTCACTGTTGAGCACAAACAACTAGTTGTTGATTGGATTGAGGGTCGTTCGAACGGTATTGTTCCTACTGATCGATTCACTGAAGATAAAGCAACGGTGACAAGGATTCATGATGCAATCAAGTCTGGTTTATATAAAATTGTTCTTGGGTGTGTCAAAGTTGTTTACGGATATGAGCGTAATCAGATTCGTGAAGAAAAAATTGACCCTAACCTCGTTCGTAAAATTAGATCGCGATTTGATCAAAATCCGAAAGATGCTTGGGAATGGATTCTCAAAGACCCAGTTGTTGTCGTTGTCTCTCGTGTCAAAGGCAAAATTGTATATACAATTTTGAATGGCAACAATCGTCTCGAAGCAGTATCAAGAACAGAGTTGAAAGAAATTCCTGTCGTGTATATTAATGAGACAGAGTTTGGCGCTGACAAGGAAACTCGTCTTTCAAACTATGATCTTTTTGGTATGCTTGAGAACAAGGAAGACTTTGTTGTTCGAAAGACGAATACAGATGCTGACATTAAGCGAAACATTAATAACTTTTTGGTTCGCGAAGGGATTGATCTTTCTGATCAATTGGCAGTTGATAGTGCTCGTGAATTGATCTATGAGCGATTCTCTATAATTACTGAAGACAAGAAGAAGTTGAGCGGTATCTTTCGTTCAATTCTGAATGACTTTGAGACTCAGCAGAATGCTCTTAAATATCAGGATAATCTAATTGCTTATGACGATCATTATCTGAACAATTACAAAGTCAAGAAGTATGAACTCAAAGGCACTGCTGCGATTCATGCGACTGCTTCTAAAGCAGAACACGCTGTGGCTCTTGGTTACATTGCACACCGTATGTATAATGTGAAGAAAAAGAAAGGTGCCATTGTTCTCTACTTCAAGAACAAGAACGAACTTGCGATTGAAGATCAAGAGAAGCATATTGATAAACTTCGTGATATGATTAACTATATGCAACTTGATGTCACCATTGATGTCCTTCCTGCGTTCAACAACTAAAGAAAGGCGTGAGCAATTCATACGTTGGTATGCATGGTCGATGAAATTCGATGATTGTGATCCAGCAGTATGGTTAACAAACTATCTCCACCGAAGATACGAACACAATGACGAGGAGCGTCTATGGTTTGCGTGGTTGTATGGTAACACCTATCAACTACCAACTGCATGGGTTCTCAAGAATGAGTTCCCCGACTATGAACTCGCCACTGTGGATCGTATCTCTTGGTGGAATAGTCACAACTATAAAAGACTGAGGTATCAAACTGATACAAAGTGGAACAAAGGTCATTTGCCAGCCATGTTTGAATCTTATCAAAAATTTATTGGCAAAAAAACGCAACGTGAAGTTTTGGAGAGTTACTATGGAGACAACGAAAAGCAGACTTTTGACAACCTCTGGAATAATATTAAAAACTCTCTTCATAAATTTGGTCGCTATTCCACTTGGTTTTATATGCAGCATCTCCGTCATACTGCTGGAGTTTCTTGTATACCTACTAGCCTCATGCTGGATGATTATTCAGGGTCTCGTTCACATCGTAATGGTTTGCATTTTGCCCTCGGCGAAGATAACAAACTCAATACAAAACTCACTGCATCAGAATATAATGACCTTGAAAGTAGAGCAAGAGAAATTCTGGAGGAAACACGATTTAGATTTCCTGAGCTGAGCAATCAAATTGATTTCTATACAATGGAAACATGTCTTTGCTCCTTCAAGAAAATCTTTCGTGAACACCATGGGCGATATCTTGGCTATTATCTAGATCGACAATCTGAAGAAATTCAGCAAGCAGAAAAAGATGATTGGAACGGAATTGAGTGGAATGTATTGTGGCAAGCACGTCAAGAAACATTACTACAATCGCTTGCTCAACGGCAAAATATAAAGCCAGAAAAGTTTACTTATTATGTAAGAACAGGTAGAATAGAAAAACTAGATTGGATGTTTCATGATGAAGAACCAGCGAGAGAAGGTCTAGAAGTAATATGGTAAAAGTAATTGCAATGGGTGGTGAACCAGCAACTGGTAAGACCACAGTGATGTTTAAACTAATTTCCATGGCAAACGATTGGCGTCTTGTCAAGCCACAAAAACTTTTAGATGCCATGTATTCTAAAAAATTAAATCTTTTTATTCTTGGTAAATATGAAAACGATGGGAACACATTTCAGGGAACTGATCGCTTGTCAATGGCAGTGCAGCCAGATGCAATCAAATTTTTTGAAGATCAGATGTCTCATGCTGATGATGTAAACGTAATTTTCGAGGGTGATCGATTATTCAATGGAAAGATGCTGGACTTTTTACAAGAAAAGTTTGCTGATGATTTCAAAGTTCTCATTCTTACAGTAAAGAAAAGCACATTGGATCAACGACATATCGATCGTAAGGATGATCAAGATGATAAATTTAAAAATTCCAGAGCAACAAAAATCTCAAATATCATGAGTTCTCTAACACTCATGAACTATATAGAGACAATGGTCAATGAAAATCTAGACGACCAAAAAAAGATTATTGACAATATTAAAAATTTTTACAATTGGAGTGAATAATTATGCAGTTAGAAGTTTCAGTTGATCAATTACGCAAAAACAAATTGTTTATTGCCACACCCATGTATGGTGGTATGGCGCATGGTATGTACTTAAAAGCATGCCTTGATTTACAAGGAATATGCGCTCAATATGGTGTTGAAGTTAAATTCTCATTTATTTTTAATGAATCATTAATCACAAGAGCTAGAAATTATCTGGTCGATGAGTTTCTTCGATCTGAAAATTTTACACACATGGTCTTTATAGATGCTGATATTCATTTTGATCCACGAGACATCATTGCATGTTTAGCTCTTGATAAAGATATTATAGGCGCTCCATATCCTAAAAAATCTATAAAATGGGGAACTATTAAAGAAGCAGTTAAGCGACATCCCGATATTGAAGTTGCTGAACTTGAAAAACTTGCAGGTGACTTTGTGTTCAATCCAGCACCAGGAACAGTTAAATTCAGTGTTGCTGAACCGATTGAAGTTCTTGAAATTGGCACAGGGTTTATGATGATCAAACGTCATGTGTTTGATCAATTCCGCGATCGATATCCAGAATTACGATATAAGCCAGATCACGTGGGTCAAGCAAATTTTGATGGTGCTCGTTATATTCACGCATATTTTGATACTGTAATTGATCATGGTAAGAGCGATCGTTATTTGTCTGAAGATTATATGTTCTGTCAATGGTGGCGTAACATGGGTGGTCAGATTTGGCTTTGCCCTTGGATGAAAACACATCACATTGGAACATATGCATTCACAGGTGATATGCCAGCCATTGCTAATTACGTTGGTGCACTCTAAGTAAAAATAAATTATGATTGTTGGACTCGTTGGCTTTATTGGAGCAGGAAAAGGCACAGTCGCTGATCTCTTGGTAAAGCGACATAATTTCTATAAAGAAAGTTTTGCCACTAGTGTTAAGGATTCTTGCGCTGCAGTTTTTGGTTGGGATCGTACACTGCTTGAGGGTGATACTCCAGAATCGAGAGCATGGCGTGAACAATCTGATCAATGGTGGTCGAAGAAACTTGGTCGCGAATTTTCACCACGACTTGCATTACAGTTGATGGGTACAGAAGCAGGGCGCGATGTATTTCATCCTGATCTTTGGGTTCATACAGTGTTGCGTCGATGTGAACTTGAACCTGAAAGAAATTATGTGATCGCAGATGTCAGATTTCCAAATGAAATCAATGCCATCAAAAATTCTGGAGGTAGTGTTATTCGTGTTCGTCGTGGCGATGACCCTGAATGGTATAACTTAGCAAGAGATTGCAATTCACGCAATAAACTTGAACTAATGCATAATGCATATCCAGATGTACATTATTCAGAGTGGGCTTGGATTGGTACGCATTATGACATTGTGATGGATAATAATTGTGATTTGAATGAGTTGACTCTAAGAGTTGACAAAATAGTTGATTCGTTATATAATAATGTAGAGCAAATTGAGGATATTAATTATGAAACTTTCTGAAGGAACTATAGCAATTCTTAAAAACTTCTCGACTGTAAATCAAAGTTTACAATTTAAGTCGGGAAATATTCTTAAGACCATTTCACCTCTCAAAACAATTTTTGTAGAAGCAACTATAGGAGAAAATTTTCCTAAAGAGTTTGCTCTTTATGATTTAAATAAATTGCTTGCAAAGGTATCGCTTTATAAAGAGGCGCATCTAGATTTTGATGAAGATAAAATCAATATCTCCACGGAGAACAAAAAGAAATCAGATTTTATTAAATACTGTTCACCTAAAATTATAATCACTCCACCTGAAAAGAGTATTACAATTGGTGAGGCTGATTGTACATTTAGTTTGTCGCAAGAAGATCTAGATTGGATGAAGCGTTCAGCAGGAATTTCTGCTTCACCAAACTTCATTTTTGAGAGTGATGGTTCCACAATTCAATTCGTAGCAACTGACGTTAAGGATGATTCTGCGGACCAATCAAAAATAGAAATTGGAACTGGAGATGGTACTAAATTTCGTATTGTTATGAAAGTGGAAAACTTTAAATTAATGGATGGTTCGTACGACGTAGCGATTGCTAGAAAAGGTCTGGCGCAATTCAAACATAAAAGTATTTCGCTTGTATATTATATTGCAATTGAAGCGTCCAGTTCTACATTTGGAGAATAATCATGGCACTTGACAAAGCAAAGGTTCTAGGATGCCTTCAAGAAATCTCAAACTCACTTACTCGTATTGAATCGGAAAGAGATTTAATTCGAGAAGTTCTACAAAAAATGCAAGATGAGTGTGAAATACCAAAGAAGTTGAGTCGTAAATTGGCGAGGACTTATCACAAACGTAATTATGAGGAGGAAGTTGCAGAGCAGAGCGACTTTCAAACCATTTACGAAAATGTGGCTAAATAAGTCTATTGGGGTGCGG